CGCACATTTTCAACACCGCTATCTTTTAATAACTGGGTTAGTCCCCCAAGATTTTTGTAATTGTTGCGATGCACAATATAATTAACCGCTAAATCACAATCTGCATTCTTGATTTTGGCAAACTGCTTTATATTTCGAATTACGCTATCAAAGCTCTTTTCAGAAACATTCCTAAAACGCTTCATTTCCTCGCCGTTGGTGTAATCCATGCTGACCCTTACCCATTTAGCTGATCGCAACACAGAGGCACGTTCCTTGGCTAAATTTTGACCATTGGTGATAATGGATAGACCTATTCCGTAATCAAGCGTGGCCTGCATGATCTCCACAATGTCTGGGTGCATCAATGGCTCACCACCACCAGAGTAAGTTACTGCTTTAACACCCATCTTCCAAAAATCTTCTAAGATTTGAAACATCTTTGGCGTAGGAATGATGTCATCTTCTTTCATGTCCTGGTGCATACCGCTTTGAATGTGCTCTTCATCACCGCCGTCTTTTACTCGAAATCCCGTGCTATACACACAAAAGAAACAACCGTGATTACAAAGGTTGATTGGCTTGACGCGAACATATAGCGGTGCTTTAACCTCCCCCGCCACAAAAGAATTTAGCTTTTCTGGGTAATGAAATATCTTAAAATCGCTATATTTGTTACTTTTCATACTAAATCCTTGTATTCAATTAACAAAGTAGACCGCCCTTTTACCCAGTTTAAGAAGGCAATTTGGTAAAAAGCATTCACTTCTTCATCACTTTTCATCTGTAAAACAGGAAAACTGACCATATTCATCAACGCTTCTGAAAAATCTTGCGTATGGGTAACTCCCGTATAAAGCGGTTTAGTCGTATTTCCTACTACACAGCGAATAATGGCCGCGGGCGCGAACTCACCATCTGAGATTTCTTTGGCTTTGTCCAAATGGTTCACCATCGCGTCCAATCCGTTTAAAACAAAATCCATTCGCTCTATAAACACAATGGGAAGCAAACCTTTTAAAGACAAGCCAATAGCGCAACCTATCATTAAATTCTCTGCTACAGGCATTTCGATGATTTGCTCATCGGATACATCTTTTAAAGTTCCCATAGCGCGACCTTTTTTCAAACCATAGCCAATAAACCGCGATTTAGTGTTTTGCCCTAAAAGCGTGTTTTGCCGAATTAACGCTTCTTTGTAGCTCATTTAATATCCTTGAAAATAATGTGTTTCTTAGTGCCGTTGCCAGCATGAGGATAAGTAGCGGTGTAGCGGTTTCTCATGACACAAGATGGCCATTCCATACGAAAATTTGTTGGCATCCTTTCTTCTATAGTGGAGTCAACGCTGCGGTTGTTATCTTCAATAACAAACATACAAGGCAAATCGTGTCCTTGCACAAACATCACCGCTTCGTAAAAATGCCCTTGTTCTTCCGCGCCATCGCCCAAAAAACACCAAACCCAATTAGGGCTGCCTTCTTCTTTTAGCGCGTAAGCAACACCCGCTGCTATAGCGCAAGTGCCTCCCAACACACTAGAAGTATAAAAGTTACGAGCAGCATCAAACACGAACATAGACTTGCCAGCAAGAATTTTTGCAAGAAGCTCATGTCTGGGAACTCCAGATAAAAGAGCATGATGATGATTACGGTGAGTGCTAAATATCCAGTCGTCATTTTTGATGTCCTCGTTAAATAAATCAATCAAGAAATCTTCATTTCCACCTGATAGGTGAATCAAATAAGGCAAATCACCTTCTTCCCAATGGGAAGCCACATCTTGTTCAAACTGAATAAGCTCTTTTTTAGTAGCGTTTTTCAAAATAATGAATCCTTAATAACAGGAACAATGGTCTTGTGCGTAATCGTGCATCTACGTTTTGAGCCCTCGGTCAACATCCCTATTTCTAATAACTCATTAACGCGCCCGCAAACCGAACTTAGGTCTAAACCCATTTTTCGTGCAAGTTCGCGCCTGGAGTAAGACACGCCAGGAGTCATAAAATCAAGAATGGCTTGCGCCTGTTTGCCGACCAGACCGCTGGCCTTATGTTCTTTGTAAGCTTTTATTGATGTTTGTGCGACTGTCATATGTCCTCTCTCATTAGGTAAGTGCCAGCTGCCTAAATAGATGGCTGGCGCATCTTCCTAAACCACATTTAGACTTGCGGAGGTACAACTTCTTCAAACTGTCCAATCATGACGACACAACCGCCACCTTTGATGGGTAAACCACGTTCAATAGTGATTCGTTGAACGCTAACATCGTCTGTATATACGATGCCGATAAGTGAGTCCAATATTGGCTTGACACAGTTGTCAATGTCCATAAGTTTTTTTGACCGTGGTCTAAGAATGATGTCAACCCATACTGGGCTGTTTCCATAATTGGGTACTCGGTATTCCTTGCAATAAGCTGCCACATCATTTTTAAAATCTCTCCCGCGTTGGCTAATGAACCTACGATGCCCACTTGCAATCCAGTAGTTATTGATTGAGGGCGGGTAAGGTAGGTTCAAATGAATCATTTAAAAGGGTACATCGTTATCGTTAACTTCGCGGGGGTAAGTTCCCGCGGCTGCTGCTGGTGGTTTCCAGTTATCTTCCGATAAGCTGATTAACTGACCCTTGGGGGTGTTTTTAGTCCACCCAGCCAACTTGACTACTTGACCAGCTTTGTAATCCTCTGAAAGCAATATAGTGCCTTTCCAATCAGGTGATTTTTCATTTGTCCTCTTCTCATTCATGAAGAGTACGCCTTTGCCCATTTGAGCGATGTGTCCGTTAGACATTTTTGATTTCCTTTCTGTGGAGTGCCAACTTGGATAAAAACTTTGCAGTAGCGTTGCCGTCGAACCCTTTGGTAAATTCATTGTTTACCTCTCTAAACATAGCAATTTTTTCTGCCTTTTCTTCTGGTGAATATTTGTTTGACTCATGAATCTTGGCGTGCATTTCTGCAAAACCATCAATCCAGTCGTCTGTGCATAGGTATCTTGCATACGGCTCGGTTGTTCCTGGCACATAAAGCGGAATAGCGTCATCAATGATGCTGTCAGGAATGGCCGACAAATCCACTACTGTAGGAATGATAGAACCCATGTCTTTAGCAGCTTTAACTACTGGTTTGTCGTCAAAGTCTTGGACTTCTTCTGGGCTATAGAATCCTGTAACCGATCCTGGGAATACCGATCTAATGCCTTCCGAAATGCAGCGGCTACGGAGCATTGCGCGAGGGAATTTTTGCCAGCCTGACCCTGGTTTGACCAAGCCGATTCTTTGTGCTTGCTCAAGAGTCCAAGTGACTGCAAGGCTGCCACCGTTGGGATGGGTAAATACGCCTGTAACTTTTTCATCTGTGTACACACTCCAATCTACTTTTCCACCAGCATTTTGAAAACGCGCCAGCATTGCATCTGCTTTGAGTGCTGGGCGACCTTGAATAATATGGAAGTCTCTTGCAGCTGTAGCGGGATGTAAACCCTCTGCTTGTGCAACCGCCATCAGCGCAAGAACGCTGTTTTTATCCTTCATACCAAACAAACCAGAGGCAGCAATAGCACCCGCCATCTGATCCATTTCGTTAAAACTGACAATGTTAGACATGAATAATCTCCGATAAGGTGTAAATAGTGTCAATGACTGAACTTGCAGCCATAATCCAAACTGCTATATCAATGCTATTCATTTGGGACTCCCATCGCTTTACGAACTACTTTTCTTAAAAAAGACAAGGACAACTCCATTTCCTGTGCTGATACAGTCAATTTGCCAATATCTGCGCATTTCGGATTAAAAACTTTTACGGCTCTAGCAATAATGTCGGACTTGTTGTTAGGAGTAATTGTTTTCTTGTTAGCTTGTTTTAAAAAGGATTGACCAATAATTGGCAACTCGTTGTAGTTCTGATGAATCAAATTGCCATACAAGTCTTTGATGTACTTTTGGCTATGACCATTAAGCATCATGACTGTTGCCGCCATCCTGACAGGCGCAGATGAAACAATTGCTGCATTTGAAGCGCAATGCTCTATCAAAGATTCATGCAAATCAGCTACTCCGCAATTAGCTACATCAAGCAATTGGTCTGCAGTAGGCGTGTTATTACCCATCAAAATAGTGGCTGCAATCGCACGACAAACTTCGGCAGTCTTTTGTGATAAGCCTGTAATATCAGAATAAGTACGCTTTAAACCGACATCTAGAACCTTAAATGCTTCGGGGGAAATACCACGATAAACTGCTACTTCCACAGCACTACCCGCTTGAATAATGGCGTGTAGCTTATGCTGACCATCTATCAGCTTGCCTGTACTGTCAAATGCTACGCCTTGGTGGGTCAAAATCCACTCACCACGACCGATTGCACCAGCCAATGATGTAGCCCACCATGGACGCAATTTGCGGTTATCGGTGTTATTTTTAAGGTATTCAGCCGCCATGGTTGGCGTAATTCTTTCTACTTTCATGTTTAACATATATCCCCCTTACTTAACCAAAAAACGGCGTGAGCCTGGGGTTTCTACGATAAAAGTCTCGTAAATATCAGGCATCGCTTGTTTAAATAAATCCGCGCTAAATCGGCTAGAACTCTTGCTAGACTTCCAAGTGACCAAAGTCTGGCCATCTACTGTCCGAACCTCTTGCGATTCACCCATTAAGTTTCTAATGGCTACTTCGATTTGCTCCTCAGTA